ATGCCGATGTTACAGGCAGATGCTTTTTTTGTACGGAAGTTTCCAAAGCCACGATGTCCTTCCATTTCGGGGTTACTCCCTTTGCAACACTAACGGCCGGAGCGGCGATAGCGGCAACGAACGGGCCAGCGGGAGCCTCTACGTTCTTTACGATTTTAGTCGAGCTGAGCATCCACTTGTTCAGGATATTCGCCATGCCTGCATTGAATAAGGAAATTATAACCTCCTGAAGGTTGATATTGCTCTCATCGATGGCGGTATTAGATACCGGGGTAGAGATAGCAATTCTCTTTGGATTTCCGTTTAATTTGGAGATGTTGATAGACTGATCGGACACCTCTACATTTTCATCCTCGAAGGTAGCCTCTACGCCAGTTACCTTAGGAAAATTAAAGGTACCTTGCAGACCCGTCTGAATCTTCAGTCCGAGTTTATCGTAGACAATACCAGTATTCAACGGCATCATCAATTCACCTACGGTAATAGGTATAACGGGGGCAATGGATGAGGTATCAACCGTCGACGAAGAGCGGGTAATGGGGATAACAATACCCTTATTATCAGTCATAGATCTCATCTCGTCCGGAACCGGATGGTTGTTACATACGCAGTATACTAGACGAGCAAAAGATGCGCGCAAATTTTCGTCCTTATCTTCAGGGATAAGTCCTGAGCGGAACTGTTCGCAACCTAGGCGCAGTATGTCGCGTTCCCCCAAAAGAGCTTTCTTTTCATCGGACAGGTTGCGGAACTCTTCGTCCTCTGTGTCGGTCAACTTACGTTTTTCAGTCTTGATCAGTGTCCCAACTTCAGAGATACGTGTGTCAATCTCCTTTGTGCGGTTACGGATAACCACTAGGCGCTTTTGCGCCTCCCTAAATTCTTTCTTATTCATAATTTCGTGTTTGTGTTGTTATTACTTTTATTTTTCTTCTCTTGCCTTCCGGAGTTTTTCTAGATCCTTCATCCACTCTCCGTCTTCCTCCTTCGGGTGGAGCACGGAGTCCAAGCTGCGCGCGGTAACGGATGTGTCGAGATAGGCGGGGTCGCTGACAATGCTCACATCGTACAGCCGGTCAATCTTGCATACCCTTCTTACCAATGTATCTCCATCCTTTGAGTATCTGATGTTTCCTTCTACGTCTCCGTCTGTTGTGTACGCAAAAGAACTACCGAACAGGTCGCCTCTCTTTACCATCTCCAGGGCGTAGTTTCCATCTGATGTGTTCGGGGCGGTGAACTCGTATTTGATGCCTCGCTCATCTTTTGACAACTTCAATGTTCCGGAGCCGTTGCATGAACGGGCGAGCATACGGTTGTTGTCGTGTTCGAGCAGAGCCTTGATGTCACACGATCTCAGCAGGTCCTCTGTGATAGCATCAGGATCTATCTCCTCCTGCACCATTCTGTACACGTCATAGTCGGGGAGTAATGAGGATCGTGTGTTGAATACGACCGCATACCCTTCTATCGTTCTGCTCTCTTCACCTTCCACGGTGGATCTCTTCAGCTTCGGGGCCGCCAGGTCTCCGAAACTCCGAATCTCTTTATGCTGTTTTTCTTCTGTCATGGCAATTAAAAAATAATTATTCTATATACATACCCGAAAAAAGTTGAAAACTGGGTGTAGTTTATTTTTAGCCCTCGTTTTCGCCCGTTTTTCCATCATTTTCGCCCGTTTTTGACGGTTTTTCGGTATCTTTTTCACCGGATGTGCCCTTAATCTTATCGGAATTAATCGGGGCGACGTTGCAGGATATGAATACCATATCACCGCCTTCGAGTGGTTCACGGCCGTCTTTCGTCCGCCATTCGTTCGGCGTACGTGTTCCACACTCGATTGTGCTCTTCATGTAGGCCGCCTTCGTTGTAAAATCAAGTTGATAATACTCTTCGAGGTCGAATCGTATGCGCATCTTCTTGTTCATTGTCCCCGGGATCAGCTTACGGGTGAACTCCTGTTGAATCTGATTGATATATGGCAGCATGGTATCGGTCATATACATCACCTGCGACATGTCGCTAGCCTTATAGTTCGAGGACTGTGACTGGAATACTTTGTCCGGATGTACACCATAGAACCGGCAGATGTCCAGCACGCTGAATTTCTTGCTGTCGAGCAGTTGAAGGTCGGCGGGTGACATACTGAGCTGGTTGAACTTCATCGTGCCCGGAAGGGACATGATATTCTTTCCGCTTCGCAGTTCGTCCTCCACGCGGCTGCTGACGGATGCGAGTTGTGCGTCCTGCGGTTTGGCAAATCCGCGTACCCCGTCATCGTCTCCGCTGATGAAACCCTTGTATGTAGAGCCCTTCTGCATAACCTCGTCCGACTGCTCCGCCTCTCGGGCGGCGAGTCCCAGCGTACGGGAGGCATAGCGTATCACCGACTCACCACGATAGCCGCCGTCGTTAGATAGGCCGCGTAGGTGGATAATCTCGTCAGAGTCGAAGACCCCGTATATGTGATTGTGCAGGTCATTCACGGTATAGGTGTCGGCATAGTCATCGTACACGCAGCAGTTAGGCGATATCAGCGTGATACCTGTATACCGTCCGTCGCTCAGCGAGTAGTACAAATACGCGTTTCCGGTATTGAGTATCTGGATGATAGTGTTGCGCATCAACTCAAACGGAGTCATGCGGCTGTTGGGGCTAAACCCGAGAAGGTACGCTAGGTCGCTGTCCGTTTCTATCTGCCAGTATCCGTTTTTTCGCCGCTGCACGTCGAGGGGAAGGGATGCGATCGATCCCGAGAGGATATATGTACACCGATAGCATGTCGCTATCTTGAGCGCCAGCGTGGGATTGTTTATCTCGCTCGACGACAGGTTGAGCATACCCGTATAGCCGTATCCGAGGTCTATCGGATCTGAGATGCTCCTTTTACTAAAAATTTTTTTAAGAATATTCATATCGTGTCTGTGTTGTTGATTATCTTACGTAATTGCCGAACTCCCATATTGTCATGAGTGCCGTTATCACTCCGTCTATCTTCTTGTCCTTCGACCTCTTCTGGGGTTTCTTGTTTTCCAGCCTGTCCTCGTCGAGGACCGCGTTATCAAAGCAGTAGGCGTTGATAGGGTTGTCATTGAGTGTCAGGCGGTCAGTGAGCAGCGTGCTTTCGAACGTCTGAACCGGGGAAGTGAAGTTTCCGTATGTCTGTCCGACGGGCTGAAGCGCCTTGCGGTTGCCCATCACACCGAGTATGTTAATGAACTCTTTTGACTTATACGGGTCATAACCTATCTGCAGGATATTGAGGTACTTCGTCATCTCCACGATGTCCTTAGCGATCATGTCGTAGTCGATGCACTTCTTACCGCACACCTTCAGGTATCCCTCCTTCACCCATTTCTGATATAGCTCCCTATTTCTATGCGTTTTTATTGTATTTTCGGGTATATAATACACCGTATGTACATGGAAGCTGTTGATCATATACATGTTATAGCTTACCGCCGAAAAGTCGTCTTTGACGGACAGGTCTACTGCCACCATGGTGTCCGGTATATTCCCGACGTCATTCCTTGCCGTCGTGACGTCCAGTTTCCGATAATGTTTCCGTATCTCGTCTCCGGTGAACCAAGGTGCGTCGTTACCGCTGACATAGACGTTGAGCAGCTTCGTGCGAAAGGCCTTCATGTCGTCGATGGACTGCTGGGCGTTGGCCCACATCAACTCATAGAAGTCCTTTTGTACCGTGATACCGAGATGAGGCTGAACCTTCCGCCACGTATGCGGGTCGTCCTCTGCGTCATCGACATCCGGCTGGAATATGTGAGCGAATATCCTGTCATTTTTCTGGTCGGCCATGCCTATCTCGCTGAGAAGTATGTCCTTGTAATTGTTGAGGATATACGTGAACGGCGCATCGTTCTTGTCGGATGCCGTCGTGATGATAATAGTAAGAGGATTGTCGCGGACACCCATTGAGGTAGTCAGCACGTTATACAGGTCGGCGCTATCCGCCTGAGAATACTCATCCATGATGACGGTCGATGCGTTCAGTCCATCCAGCGTATCCGGTTTCGACGCGAGGCATCGTGCGAACGATGACCGGCCCGTCCTTTTCTTGTCTATATAGTCAACCTTTTCCCGGTTGAGTTTAAAACTCTTAAGCTTCGGGTCCAGGCCTTTCAACACTGCCTTAATCTCCCGGAAGCATATCTGCGCCTGTTCGTAGGAATTGGCGGCGGTGTATGCCTGTGCGTTGGTGTCCCCGAACAGAAGGTCCCAGATAGCGAGGGATGCAACGGATGTCGTCTTGCTGAATTTACGTGGGACGAACAGAAGGGCGTTACGTATCAGTCTCTTATCCTCTCCCATGTAGAATCCCATTATATTAGAAAACTGGAATACTTGTATCGGTGTCATCTCATAGCGCTGCCGTCCTTTTTTTCCGTCGAACTTCAGAAATTCATAGAAGTGTATATATGCCTGTACCCGGTCAATCCTGAAGTCGTAAGTGTCGAGGTGCCGGAAGAACCTTTGCAGCGCAAGAAGTTCATACAGATTATGCCCATCGGTATCCTCGATGAGCGACCGGGCATACACATCGAGTCTGGGGTCTACGGATCTGAGATTATAGTCGTCTACGTTAATCGTTCCCAGTCTCTCGATACATATCTTCTTCGCCTTACGCTCTTCATCCTTTATCAGCATACCTGATTATTTTGATGACGACTTAACAGGACGGAGAAGGTGAGGTCCGTTGTTCGACCCTCCCTGGATAGCCTCGTACAATTTGCCAAGTTCATTCGAGCCGCCTTCCTCCTCTTCGGATGATGCCCCGGCATTGGTCAGCCTCAATTCACGTAGGTACTTCCTTATCTGCTCGCCCATGTGTTCCTGCATTACGAAAAGGGGATTGATGCTATACTTAGCATTATTCTCCCGGGATAAAGTTTTCACTACCAAATCATCATCATCCAGGGCAGTACGTATTTCGGCATATCGGGTGAGGCTGCTAGCCAGCATGTGGATCGTAATCTCTAGCGACTCGTCATATTTACCTTTTTGTTCGAGAGCTTTACGAATCAATGTGGCGTAGCCGTCCACCTTCGTTTTCTTATATTTGTAGTTGTCAAAATGTTTCGTTTTCATATCTTGCATGCTTTATATTAATATTCTAGTTTTACTATTTTGGGTATTCCCCCGCCGGGGTCAAAAATCAGGTTTCGGGTAGGGGAGTAA